CTACCAACCCCCGAGCCGGTCATAAAAACTGTAACTGAATATAAAACACTGGAGATCTATCAGCCTCAACTCCCTAAAAAAATAGATTTGCAGGATGTAGAATTTTTTGTAGTCACGGAAAAAAATCTTGAAGAGCAGATTGCAAAAATATCAAAAATGCAAGGTGGAACATTCGTTATATTTGGAATGACTCCACAAGACTACGAAAACATGGCGTTCAATCTACAAGAACTTCGTAGATATATACGTCAACAGAAAGAAATAATTATCTACTATCGAGATGCAACAAAAGTAGAGCTACCGTAATGACAGTACAAATAAGCAGGGCCGATATCACTGGAGAAGTCCTGCATGATTTACAATCTGAGACACGCTTCCTCAAACTTCCAGTAGATCCATATTTGGATTTACTCGGCATCACTCCGCTACCTTCTCAGGTAGCAATAATAAATGCGATTAATAATCCTAAGTATAGATTTGTATGTGCCGCAGTGAGTCGAAGACAAGGCAAAACATACATCGCAAACATAATCGGCCAACTAGTCTCCCTAGTTCCGAATTCAAACATTCTTATAATGTCTCCTAACTACTCGCTGTCTCAGATTTCTTTTGATCTACAAAGAAGTCTTATCAAGCATTTTGATTTAGAAGTAGTAAAAGACAATGCAAAAGATAAAGTTATTGAGTTGAGCAATGGCTCAACAGTAAGAATGGGCTCAGTAAACCAGGTTGATTCTTGTGTAGGACGTAGCTACGATTTAATTATATTTGACGAAGCGGCGTTGGCAGACGGACGTGATGCGTTTAATGTAGCACTTCGACCGACATTGGATAAAGACAACTCAAAAGCAATATTCGTCTCTACTCCAAGGGGCAAGAACAACTGGTTTGCCGAGTTTTTTGATAGAGGGTTCAATGATGAGTTCCCTGAGTGGTGTTCAATACGCGCAACATATAGAGATAATCCTCGTATGAGTGAGCTGGATATCGCTGAAGCAAAGAAAAGTATGTCAGAAGCAGAATTCCGACAAGAATATGAAGCAGACTTTAATACTTATGAAGGACAAATTTGGAACTTCGATCATGAAAAATGTATATCAAACCACGAGGCATTGGATACCAGCGGTATGGATGTATTTGCAGGGCTGGATGTAGGGTATCGTGATCCTACTGCTTTTTGTGTACTTGGCTATGATTGGGATGAAGAACAGTACTATGTATTAGATGAGTATCTTGATGCAGAAAAAACAACCGAAGCTCATGCCGGTGAAATACAACAAATGATTGAGAAGTGGGATATCGATTTTATTTTCATTGATTCTGCAGCACAACAAACTCGATATGACTTCGCTTTGCAGTACGATATTTCAACAACTAACGCAAAGAAGTCAGTCCTGGATGGCATTGCGCATGTAGCAGGAATAGTAGACAATGACAAATTGTTTGTCGATCAACGATGCGCTGAGACCTTGTCATGCTTAGATCAATATCAATGGGATCCAAATCCTAATTTGGCAAAAGAAAAACCAAAACATAATAGAGCTTCACACATGGCGGACGCACTTCGCTATGCATTGTATTCGTTTGAAACAACTCAGAGTGGCTTTTAATAACCCCTGCCAAAAATAATGTTTGACAATTTATCTCCCAGAGGTTAAAATGGCAAGAATGAAAAAGCTCAAAAGGGATCCTGTGAAATACATACGGGACCGAGCAAAGTCAAAATATGACAAAGAAACTGAATGTTACATTTGTGGGTCTGATAAAGAACTAGACTTCCACCACTTTTATTCTCTAGCCCCACTACTTCGCAAGTGGTTAAAAGAAAAAATAAAAGAAAGGCCAGAACACTACACGGATGAATACATAGTTATTTGGAGAGACGAGTTTATAGAAGATAACTGGTCTGAATTATACGAACAAACAGTCACAATATGTCATGCACATCACAGAGAGCTGCATAGAATTTACGGACGAAATCCAGGACTTGAAACAGCGACGAAGCAGATGCGCTGGGTAGAAATTCAAAGAGAAAAGCATGGCATGGTATAATTTTTGGAAAGCTGACAATATTGAGGAAAAACTCAATCCTGCACAAATACTAGATGTAGGTGCGTCAGAAGGCTCCCGAGAGCCTACTACCTCATACGAAAGAATGTATGAGCAAATAGAAGTAGTAAATCGTGGAGTAAATATGATAGTGGATGATTGCGCAGAGATACCTGCAGCAATCAGTACGCAAGGAGCTTACAGAGGTGTAGTAACAGGAGTAAAAAGAGGTAAGGTAGACGAACTTCTTAATCGTACTCCAAATTTATTTCAAGACGTCAATACTTTTAAAAGAAACTTAATTACAGATTATTTAATTGACGGAAATATTTTTATTTACTTTGATGGAGCACATCTCTATCATCTGCCCGCAGATAAAGTCCAAGTTATTGCAGACGAAAAAACTTTTATAGAAAAGTATACTCTGCAAAACATTGACTATAAAGTAGATGAAATTATACATATAAAAGAAAACTCCTTTTATTCTATCTATAGAGGAGTATCTCGTCTCAAGCCCGCACTAAGAACTATGAACTTAGTAAAAGATATGCGGGAATTCCAAGATAACTTTTTCAGGAATGGTGCAGTTCCTGGACTAGTTTTAAAATCACCCAACACACTATCAGAAAAGATTAAAGAGCGTATGATTCAGTCTTGGACTCTGCGGTATCGTCCAGACTCAGGTGGCAGAAGGCCTCTAATCTTAGATGGTGGTTTAGAGATAGATTCTTATTCGCACACTAATTTCAGAGAGTTGGATTTCCAGAATGCAATTATTGAACATGAAAAAGTAATCTTAAAAGCGCTCGGAGTTCCTCCAATCTTACTAGATTCTGGCAATAATGCTAATCTTAGACCCAACATGAGATTATACTATCTGGAAACTATACTTCCAATAGTACGAAAGATTAACTTTGCATTTTCTAGATATTTTGGTTTTAAAATTACAGAGAATGTTACTGATATACCTGCCTTGCAGCCAGAGCTACGAGATGCTGCTTCATACTATACAGCGCTTGTAAACGGCGGTATAATTACTATTAACGAAGCCCGGGACCAGTTAGGCTATGAAACTATTGATGGCCAAGATGAAATAAGAGTTCCAGCTAATATTGCAGGTAGTGCTGCTAACCCCGATGAAGGGGGCAGGCCACCAGAAGGAGAAGAAGAATGATTCGTAAAAAGCGTACACAAGTGCTTATTGCAAAAGACCTGGCTAGGTTTTTTCGCGCACATGGTAGCATGATGACAGAGCAGGAATATATTGCACGCTCAGATCAGCCTATTCGTATAAGGGTGATTCAGAAACAGTTTAAGTATTGGAAAAATGTATTACTATTAATAAATAAAGTAGACCCTACTATCGAGGCGGATCTTGCGCCCAAGCCAAAGGCAGCTCCTAAAGCAGCACCCAAAAAGGCAGCTCCCAAGCCGAAGGTAACAAAAGATGCTAAATAAAACTTTTCATTTAAATTCTACTTTCAAAAGCGAAACGATAGAAGATGGTTCTGTCATGGTTCGCGGAATGGCAAGTACACATGACTTTGATCGTGCCGGTGACAGTATTTTAGCCGATGCATGGACAAAAGGTGGCCTTGGTAATTTTGAAAAAAATCCTATTATTTTATTTAATCACGATTATAGCAAACCGATTGGAAGAGCAACAAAAGTTACTCCTACAGCGGATGGCTTGCACATGGAGGCGAAAATTAGTAAACACGCTGAATGTGCAGATTTAATCAAAGACGGTGTCCTTGGAGCGTTTTCTGTCGGTTTCAAAGTCAAGGATGCTGATTACCTTGAGGAAACCGACGGATTACAGATAAAGGACGCTGAGTTGTTTGAAGTATCAGTAGTTTCGATACCTTGCAATCAAGCAGCTACTTTTTCTTTAGCGAAGTCATTCGAGTCTAAAGAGGCTTACGAAGACTTCAAGAAAACTTTTAAAAGCGAGGAAGATTCCTCTTCAATGGAGATAGATATGTCGGAAGAAGTAACAACTCCCGAAATCGACCTCGACGCTTTTGCTAAGAAAGTAGCGGAGGAAACTGCTGCTAAGATTGCAATTCGTCAGGCCGAAGAGAAGGCTGCCGCAGAAGCAGAAGCTAAGGCTGCTGAAGAAGCTGCAGCTGAGAAAGCTGCTGAAGAAGCTGAGGTAGCTGAAAAAGTCGAAACTAGTATCCGCACCGGTATTGAAACTGGTACGGAAAAGCTCATGGCAGACATTCAAAAAGAATTTGAATCTCAAAAAGAGATTGATCTTCAAGAAATTCATGCCAAGTATGAGGCTGAACTCAAAGAGAAGTCAGAAGAACTCGAAGCTATGCGAAATAGCAAGCGTACTTTTGCTGATCGACAAGGCGGTGAAGTATCACTTGAATCAAAAGCTGAAGAGCTTCTTGATGCTAAGATCCTTGGTGTAGTAACTCGTAAGGGTTGGGATACTCAGTATGCTCAAGATCTTATTGAGAAAAATGCTGGCGTTAACGCCCTCAGCGGTAACACAATCGCTCTCGATACTATTGTATCCACTCAGTTCGAACGCGAACTTCAGAATGAGCTCAAGATTGCTCAGTTCTTCCGTGAGATCCCTGTGACCTCTACGAAAACTGTACTGCCCTTGATGCCTGATTCTGTAGCAGCTACTTTCAATAGTGGTGTACCTTCTGGTACTGCTAATAACGCTGCTAACCTTAATGACCTGACAAATGGTACTGCTGCAAGCGGTGGTAACTTTGATTTGAGTCAGAAGGTTCTTACTACTGGTCGTATGACTTCAGTCACTTATGTTGACAATGATGTAGAAGAGAATACTCTTGTAGCTCTTCTGCCCATGATGCGAGAAGCAATGGTACGAGCTCATGCCCGTGCAGTTGATTCAATGGCTCTCTGTGGTAACGGTGGTTCCGCAGGTGCTGTAGCTCGTGATGGTATTCTCAATGTAAATGGTACTCAAATCGTTCCCGGAACTCTTAGTGGGGGTGCTACTGCTGCTGATGACGTTCTCCGTAACGACGACATTCTTACTATGCGCGCAGGCATGGGTAAGTATGGTCTGAACCCTGCTGATCTTGCTCTGGCTGTATCCTTTACAGCTTACAATGATCTTCTTGCAGATCCTGAGTTCCATGACATTTCAGAAGTCGGTTCTGAGCTTGCTACCAAGCTGACAGGTGTTGTAGGCAGCATGTTTGCAATCCCGATTGTTGTTAGTGACATTCAGTCTGCTAACAGCACTGGCTTGAGTAACGATCGAGCTCCGTCTAGCGGTACTGTTCCTTGTGCTGTATTGTTCAACCACAAGAACTATGTCATTCCGCGACTCAAGGGCGCTCAGATTGAGTCAGAGTACCAGGTTGGTAACCAGCGTCAAGCTATCGTTGCTAGCCAGTCTCTTGGCTTTGAAATGCTCTTTGCTGGTGATGCTTCTAACCTCACGGTTGGTGTATCAGCTAAAGCAGTTCGTTACCAGTAATATTTACTGGTGTAAACTGGGGAGGTTCGCCTCCCCAAGTTTTTATTAATTGACTTATGGCTAACTTAATAACGTTACAGCAATTTAAAGACGCGGAAGGCATCCAAAGTCCAAGGGATGACTATAAACTTTCTCGTATTATAGATTCTGTAAGTCAATTAGTAAAAACTTATTGTGGAAATAGTTTTGTTGATTTTTTCTCTACGAATAAAGTAGAAGATTTTATTATTGATTGGGATACTCATGCAGTACAGCTAACAGAAAGCCCAGTCAACTCAATCGTATCAGTAGAAAAAAGAGATGCAGTAGATGCAGCTTACACTACACTAGGAGCAAGTGAGTACTACTTAGATACAAAAACTGACTCTGTTTTATACATAACAGGTACTGGATATCAGAACTGGCCAAAAGGTGCCGGGGCTGTAAAAGTAACATATAGAGCAGGATATTCTTCAACTCCTGCAGACTTACAAATTGCAGTTATTGATTTAATAAATTATTACTTCAAGGACGAGCACAAAACTCGAAGAACCCTGTCTGGAGCAACTCTAGAAAATCCTGAGAGCGGAGAAGGTAAAGGGTTTCCTGACCATATTAAACGAGTTTTGGATATGTACAAAAACTTTTAATGTCAGCCGCGGAGTTAGATAAGTTAGCAGATACACTGACGAAAAGGTTAAAAGCCAGTTCAGAACAATTTAGAACGATGGTTGCTGATTATGAGCCGCATCTTTTTACCATGAATGTTAAGGATATAAAAAAAGAAGTACGAGAGCAACTAAAGCAAAAGTACAGAGGCGAAAAATACAAACTTCTAGTCGCAGGAACAGAAAAACAACCAGGAATTGAAGAGATTTTAAAAGATAAAGTTCCCGAACTAGTAGAATACTTTTTTAATAGATTTCAAAAAGATACATTCAATAGTAGAACATATAGAGTAGCAGAATCTTTTGGAACTAAAACAAATTTTACTTTCATACTCGCGAATAAAGCAGGTAGTCGTGGAGCAGTTTTTAGATATGTACGAAAAGTAAAACAAGGGGCTCAAAAGCCTTTAATTCTTGCAATCGATGATCTTATACTATCAATAAATAGAAGCATAACTTCTAAAAAGAATAAACTAGAAAGAACTGCGAAAGGCAGAGGAAAAAAACGAAGAGTTACTGATCCTTTAACAGATATAGGCCACGCTGAAGAATCAACTGTAGCGATGGCAAGAAGTATTGCAGCTCAACAAATCTTTTTAGATTTCTTTGCAGATACTGGTCCCGATTCCGCAGCAGCAGAGTACATAAGGCAGTTAGTCGGAGAAGAGTTTTTTATTACAGTAGAAAACTTTCCTCAACTAAAAAGCGACGGTTCAATAACTTATACTTACTCGGCAGCTTTGCAGTCTATTTTTGGCAATAGATCTAGGGCTTTGCAAGATGCCATACAAGCTGGAAACTTACAAAAAATATTAACTTCTATATTAGCAGAGAAAGGTACAGGCTGGGCCGAAATACCTGGATCTGACTCAGCACTGACTGCAGTAAAGAAGAGTGCCTTAAATCAATTTGCAAATATAAGTGGAAAGCGTACTAAAAATAATATTAAAAAACAAAGAATAAAAACTAAGAGAGCAAAGGGTAAGTCAGATAGCGAAAAGCCAAAAAGAAAAGTTGTAACCGTTAAAGGAGTTTCAACAGCTGCAACGGTAGGAGGAAAAAGAGCAACTGGCAGCCCAGAAAAAGCTCAAAAAACAAGAGGGGCATCAATACCTAGTGTACCTCAACTAATAGGGGCTCTAAATCAAAGACTTCCTGATGTGGTTGCAAGAAATATGGAACCGCCTCGACTACAGAAGCAAACAGGTAGACTTGCTTCTTCAGTAAGAATAACAGATATAGTTACAACGAGAAAAGGATTCCCTAGTATAGGGTATACTTACCAAAAGAATCCTTATCAAACATTTGAACTAGGGCAGAATCAAGGATCTCCAGACTATGATCCAAGAAAGTTAATTGATGCATCAATACGAGAAATAGCGGCGCAACTAGCGATAGGAAGATTCTTTACTAGGAGAGTATAATGGCAGCACCAAGACAGTATACTACTCGTAGATCAGCAATATTGGAAGCTCTCGTTGTAGAGTTAAAAAAGATAAATCAAACAGGTGATTTTCTAACTGATGTTTTTGATAATGTTCACCCTCGACTAAAATTTTGGGATGAAGTTGATACATTTCCAGCGATACACTTAAATGCTGGGTCAGAAACAAGAGAGTACCAAGGCGGAGGTTATAAAGATAGATTTTTAAATGTAACCGCTCGTATTTATGTAAAAGAAACAGACGCAGTAGTAGCATTAGATAAATTATTAGAAGATGTAGAAACTGTGATCGAAAGTAACGGAAGCCTAGCATACGTTGATAGGCAAGGAAATGCAAATACTACTCACGATATTATTATAATCAGTATTGATACTGATGAAGGTGTACTTGAACCTTTTGGTGTAGCAGAGATGCAGCTTCAGGTTCATTACTAGAAACGGCAGGCACGAGCAAAGGCTCACGTCCTAGCCCTTTCAATCTCTAGGAGATATGCTATGGCAGAACAACTATTTTTTAGCAGAGACTCGAAAATGTACATCGAGTTTAACAACGCAGTGTGGGAGGTTCCTGTGCTCGATGGTTTCAGTTTCTCGCAATCTACTAACCAATCCGAAATCTCCCTTTCGGAAATGCAAGGTGCAGACGGCTTGAGCCGACGAGGTAACAGGGTGTTTACAGACTCTCTTGCCCCGGCAGAGTGGTCTTTTAGCACTTATGTACGTCCTTATAAAGTCGGTACAGAAAGTCACGCGGTCGAAGAAGCGCTCTGGGCTGTAATGGCAGGTGCTGACCGATACATTGATCTTATGGCAGACAATGGCATAGGAACTATAAATGCAACAGGTTCCATAACAGGAGCTACAGCCGGAACTTATCGCATTACATCAGCAAACTCAACTGTTGCTGCAAATAATGCAGGTTCGGCAAATACTACAGCAGCCGGGTATGAGCTACTTCTCACTGTATCTAATGCAACTACATATGCAGTTTCAATTGTTCGAGCAGGTGAAGGTTTTGCAGCGAATGATGATATTACAATTCCTGCCAGTGTTCACGGCGGCTCAGGCGCTATCACAGTAGAAGTAGCTACTCTGAATGCAAAAGGCGTTATTAATAGTTTAAGTGTTACCACTAATACTAGTGATGGTACCAACGGTACTTATACGATTACCTCACAAAACTCTACAGCAAGCGGTACTGGTGTAGCATACGATATTGATATTACAATATCAGGAGGCGCAGTTCAGACAATTAATGGAACAGCAAATAGACAGATTATTGATGGTGGTACTAATTTTGCTGCATCCGAAACAATTACCATTCCAACTTCTGTTATAGGTGGAAGCACGGCAGTAGTTCTTACAGTCGGAGCCTTGGCTACCGGCGGAGCGGAAGATGCCGGCCCTAACTTCTATCGTGAAGTAAACCCTGATACAAACTCTACTCACGGCCCTGCAGTGGTACAGCCAGGGGATTCAACTACCATTAACTTCGGTCAGTCAAACCGATCAACTCTTGGAGAGTGTAACTTGTACTTTGTAATGGAAACAAGTGCTACAAACCCAATGGTGTATAAGCTTCAGAATGCAGCATTTAATGAAGCTTCTCTTGACTTTGAAGTAGATGGTATTGCAACAATTAACTGGTCTGGCTTTGCAAAGAATATTATTGATATGCAGAGCTCAACTACAGCAGGTAGCACTGTTACAGTTCAAGCAACTAAAACCATCAGCGGCAAAACGGCAGGTGATGTAATTCTTGACAGCTCAGACGGTCTAAAGCTGGGAGTTGCTCAATCTGCAACTGCTGCAAACTTTGCAAAAGATACTGGAGTAGATTCAACGGCTACCTTTATTCGTAACCGACTTACTCAGTTGCTTGTATCTACCTCAGATACAACAGCTTTCCCGAACGCTTCAATTAGTGGCGGAACCGGATCTTATAGCTTGACACTGACAGGTGGAAATATTACTATTTCAAACAATATTTCATACCTTGTACCAGAAGAACTCGGTGCTGTAAACATTCCAATTGAGCACGTAACCGGTGGTCGAACAGCTTCAGGTAGCTTTACTTGTTACTTGACATTTGATGCTGACAAGCAAGGTACTTCAGTAGACTTGTTCAACGATATGACAGCTCCAGGCGCAGGTCTTGGTCTAGAAAAAGTTGTAAACGACTTTGCAGTAACCTTCCAAGTTGGTGGTGCTGTATCTGGTCAACCACGACTTGATGTTACGATTCCAAAGTGTCACATCAACGTACCAGCTCACTCTATTGAAGACGTTATCTCGGTAGAAACAAACTTTGCTGCGTATACAGATGAATTTAACGTTGCAAACGAAATCGAGTTGACTTATCACGGAACCGCTATCTAATATATTTTAGATTAAATAAAAGCCCGCTTCGGTGGGCTTTTTCTTTTATGTACCAAAAAAAGTTCTTGACTTTTTACCCCTTCTCCCTTATAATTACAAAATATAAATTCATTCAAAAAAAGGAACCACAATGTCTGATACCCCTATCTCTTTAGCAAGTCTTATGACTTCAAGCAAAACTGTTAATATTGATTTTCCAGGTTATTCGGGAATGCAAGTCTCTCTTTGTTACTTAGCAAGAGAAGAACTACTCAAACTTCGTAAACGATGCGTAAGCACGAAATTTGATAAAAAAACTCGACAGCCTGAGGAAGTTTTAGATGAAGATAAATTTCTCGTTGAATACTGTAAATCAGTAATTAAAGGCTGGTCGGGACTGAAATATCGTTACCTAGAAGAGCTTCTTTTGGTAGATGTAGGAGACCTAGACCCGGACGATACTCTACTGTATACTCAAGATAATGCTGAGCTTCTAATGAAAAACTCTACTATTTTTGATGGCTGGGTTACGGAGGCAGTCGCTGATCTTGAAAATTTTACTGGGAACAAATCGAACGAGTAGGATCGTTATTAGATCGATTTGTTCGTGAAGCAGACTCAAAGATAGATGTAGATAAATACTTACTTGTCTGTGAACAACTAGGCGAAGAGCCTGACCCTGCCAAAATGCCGCTCGAAACTTCGTCATTTCCTGAGGAAGTTCAAGTGGCATTTTTTATGTTTAGCCTATTACCAGATCACTACGAAGGTATGAGCGGAACATACATGGGAAAGTATTGGGACGGTATAGATTACTTTTTTAAGCTGTACGATGTTGAAGATCCTAGAACTACTTTGTTTTTAATGAAACTATACGAATCAAAGATAGTAAATTATAGAGCAGAGCAAGCAGATAGAAAGCGTAAAGCAGAAGAACGAAAATCAAAAAGCGGTGGGAAAAACTACACCCATAATGTGAAAGGTTAATGGCCGATAACAAAATTACTATTGATATTGAAGTTAATGGCAAGATGCAAAAGGCAACCTTGTCCACGAAAAAGCTTCGTAAGCAATTAGACGAATTAGAAGGTACCCAAGATAAAGTAACTAAAGGTGCGTCTAATCTCAGTCGAAATATGCAAGGAGCGAGTAAGCGAACTTCAAATACTACAAAAGAATTTTCAAAACTTCAGCAAGGAATGGGAGGAGTTGTAGGTATCTATGCTACAATTGCTGCTCAGGTATTTGCTGTTTCTGCTGCGTTTCAGTTCTTAAAAAATGCTAGTGATGTAACAAATCTTATTGCAGGTCAAGAGGCTCTTGGCTCTATAAGTGGCGTAGCTTATAAAACTCTTACTGCGGGTATTCGAGAAGCAACAGCAGGACAGATATCATTTGCGGAAGCCTCAAGAGCAGCAGCCATTGGTACTGCCTCTGGATTAAATCCAGAGCAATTAAATGGTTTGGCAAATGCTGCAAAAAATGCATCAATAGCATTGGGAAGAGATCTAACAGACTCATTTAATCGTTTGATTCGTGGTACAACAAAAGCAGAACCAGAACTGTTAGACGAATTAGGTATTGTACTTCGTTTAGATACTGCTCTCGGAAAGTATGCACAGCAGTTAGGAAAAAGTGCAGGAGAGCTTTCTGCTTTCGAAAGAAGCCAAGCAGTAGCAAATGAAGTAT